CAATTGGATATTGCATTTTAAATAATGCTTTTCTTAATCTATATAAATTAACATTTTGAAAGATTAAAGAATGTCCAGAATCTTTTAAACAACCTTTTGAACAATTNGCAATTTTTGCATAATTGCAAGATTGTTTNGTTGGATATAAATATTGNATAGCAGTAAGTTTATTTTCAATATTTGTTGATTTAATTGTTTTAGAATCTTTTTCAATTGATAATAAGCTTTTTGGAAATTCATTAAAAGCTTTTATATGTTTATTGCTAGAATATATTAAATCAATATAATATTTTGCTAATTCTTTAGCAGTAAATTTATAGCTATCAAATAGAATGTTTTCTAAATTTGATAAATCATATTTTATTGTTGGTTTTAACATTATCTTACTTCCTTTATTTTAAATCCACCATATTTTAAAGCATAATCTTCTGAAAATGCTTGTATATTATGAATATATTTTTGAAGCTTAAATCTATTGTCAAAAGTTTTTAATAATTTATTATCTTTATATAATTTATATTTCATTTTATTTTTCCTTATTAGTTAATATTAAAATGATAAAAAATATCAGTGATTATTGTCTAATCCTTATGAACAATAATTAATTTTTTATTGTCAATCTTTAAAGCAATCAATTTAATATTTTTTATCATAATTCATCATAACATTTTTATTTTTTAATTGTCAAATATTTATTTCAATTAATTTTAATTTATTTTATTGATAATCATTTTATTTTGTTCTACTTTTGTTCTTTTTAGATAAAAAAAAAGCCCAGAAAAAAATTAATTAATCTGGGCTAGTTTTTGGAAGGAAATTTGTTTATTTATTTCTTATTTCATCAAATTTTGAACCATATTTGATGTTTAAATTGTCATTAGAATGTAATAAATCAAATATAAATTGTTCTAATTCTGAATATTTATCAATCCAATATTTCTTATTACTTTGTTCTCTTTTAACTTCATTTCTTAAAAAATGAATTGATATTTGTTCTTTGTTCATTTTGTTTTTTTCTTTTTCTATATCAGAACCTAGATTTTTGAATAAACCTTTTTCATTGGCTTTTTCAAATCTTTTCATCTCTTTTATAAATACTTTTCTAATATTTTCTTTTTGTTTTTCTGTATATTTCATTTTATTTATTCCTTTTTCATTATTCTATTAATATAATCTTCTTAATGTTAATATCAATTATAATAATTACATATCAATATGAACGTAATATGAACAAAATAAAATAGTTTTTGGTGATACATTTTAAACAGTTAAAGTATTGATTTGTATAAACTTATTAAGATTGAATTAAAATCAATATAGGTTGTAGGATAGTTTTATTAAAGGAATATAGGATTTATTAGAATAGATAAAGACAATCAAAAGACAAGGAAAGACTATAAAAGATTTACTGTTATATTGTAACATTTTATTAATTTAGAACAATTCTAATTTAGATTTACTGTTATATTGTAACATTTTATAAAAAAAAGGATTCTTACTAGTTTAGAATCATTCTAAATAAGACATCTAAGGGATGGGGACAAAAAAAACAGGGGACTACGCGTGTGAGATAAAAAGGGTACCCCCAAAAAATTATGGACAAATCATATTTAGTGTCAAAATATTGACGTGGGGAGTTCCAGTAAAACTATTTTGGGGTTTGTCATGAACTTGTATAGAACATATATAGACTCAGGACTGAGTTAAAAAGATTGACTAGGGGTATGCTTTTAACCCCTATAGTTAGAATAGATTATATCACAGTTTTTTCATTTTGTCAACCCTTAATAAAAACTTTTTTTATTTTATCTTTTAATGTATAATACTTATTATGGAATATAAAGGTAATTTACTTTACCAACATCTAAATGATGACGAACTTAAACTTCTCATTAAACAAACTGTAGAGACTCGTAAGCATAGAGCAGCAGGTTCAGACTTGGTAGAGATGAAAAGGGAATATTATCGCAGAGTATTAGAAGCTAACATAAAAAGGATTAAGTATATGAAAAAAATTTCCAAAGAAGAAAAATACAAAATGCTTGATAAGGCACAAAAGAAGTACAATAGCTTTGCAACAAACAAACTGCCAGGTGGACTGTCACCTATGCAGGAGAAGTTTTGTATGGAGTTCTTGTCCACTGGTGATACATTAATGGCATATCGTGCAGCAGGTTATAAAGATTTACACAGTGACGCAAAGACTCGTGCAGCAGCCAATGAGTTATTAAAGAAAGAACGTATAGGAGCACGTATTGATGACTTACGACAAGAAGCAGTTAAACATATGGCACTGGATGCCAATGAAGTTCTTAAAAAGTTTATGGAAGTCTATAATCAAGGTATGGCAGAGAATGATTTAACTAATGCTAACAGAGCCATGGAGTTTATAGGTAAACATATGGGCATGTTAATTGAACGTAAAGAAATCAAACAGGACATAACAAACAAGTCTCCTGAAGAACTTGAACGTGAGATTAAACATTATGAGAATGTTGTTAAATTGGAAAATGTCAATAAAAATAATTAAGGGGACTACATATTGGTTTTTACCTTTAGATTTTGAACGAAGAGTAAAACCAAAAGAATATAAATCACCAGTGATAAACTATGGACCTAATACAGTCGCAAGATAATAATATAAGTAGTAACCTAATTAAATTAAGAGAGTTGTACTTTCAACGAGCAATACAACAATCTAAAGATAGCTTTCTACATTTTATAGCTATGTTTGCACCTACCCTTGTGCCTGACTGGATTATGGGTAGACATATACATGTTATAGCTGATAGACTACAAAAAGTTGAAAGTGGAGAAATAAAAAGACTGATGGTGTTTCTTCCTCCACGTTCCTCTAAGTCAGTAATTTGTTCAAAGTTATTTCCTGCATGGTACATAGGTAAACATCCACAAAGTGAGATACTGACTGTCTCACACTCAGACCAACTGGCTTCAGACTTTGGTAGAAGTGTGCGAGACTTGGTTAATTATGATTTGTTCAACACTGTCTTTCCAACTGTTACTTTACGTAGTGACGTAAGGGCAGCAGGTAAATGGAAAACAAATCAGGGTGGTACATATTACGCAGCAGGTGTTAGAAGTCAGATTGCAGGTCGTGGTGCACACATTGCTATACTAGATGACGTAATGTCTGAAGAGGACTCCTTCAGTGAAACTGGTAGACGATATGTAAAGGAATGGTACCCTTCAGGTTTACGAACTCGTATTATGCCTAATGGTTCAATTGTCATTATCAATACACGTTATCATGAAGACGATTTATGTGGGTGGTTACTACGACAAGAGTCACAAGTTGAATTAGAAAATAAATGGGAAGTAATAAAGATTCCTGCCTGGGTAGACGAATCGTCAAGTAAGTTATTGGGTCTCCCAGAAGGCTCTTCATACTTTCCTGAGTGGAAGCCTACTTCAATATTGAAAAATGATGAAGAGGAAATAAAGGCAAGTAATGGTTCACGTTATTGGGAATCATTGTACATGCAAAACCCTGTCCCTGATGAGGGAGGTTTGATTAAAAAGAAATGGGTTAAATGGTGGGACTATGAAGAACCACCTGCATGTAGTTATATTATTCAAACATATGACACTGCCTTTTCCACCAAAACAACTGCTGACTATAGTGTCATTCAAACGTGGGGTATCTTTGAAGAGGTGGAGGTGGACTCACGTGGAACTGAGAACTGGGTGTCAAAACTTATATTACTAGGTAATGAACGTGGTAGGTTTGACTATCCCACTCTAAGGGCAAAGGCTCAAGAACTGTATGAGTTTCATCAGCCAGATGTGTGCATAATTGAGAAAAAGGCAAGTGGTCAATCTCTTATACAGGACATGCGTAGGGCAGGTCTACCTGTGTTGGACTATATCCCTGATAGGGACAAGACTGCCAGAGTGTACGCAGCAACACCAATGATGGAAGCAGGTAGAGTGATACTACCAAAAGGACACGACTGGAGTGATTCATTGTACAGTGAGATGATTACGTTTCCTAATGCACGACATGATGACCAAGTAGACGCAATGACTATGGCAATACATTACATGAAAGAATCTTGGAACTTAGTTCATCCAGATGACCCTGACTATGAAGAAGGTTATGAAAGAAAAAAAAGGGTTGCATACTGGAAGTTTTAAGTATATAATATAAAATTAATAACTGTGAAAGAAAATTATGTTACCCAGAGGATTATTTAATTTATTAAAAGTGATGTCACTTAGAAGAAAGCCTGTTAGTGAATTAGGTGAAAACTTAATTAACAAACCTATTAATAGAGCATATGCTAGAGAAGGTATTGATATGGCTCCTATCTCTAAGGTTGACGAAACAAAAAGTGGTTTATCTGCTTTATCACAGAAATATGATACACCAGAAGAAAATATTTTAAAGTTAACAGGTGGTAAGGGTAAAGATATTGAAATAAGGTCTCCAGTAGAAGTTAGAACTGCAGCAGAACAATTAAAAAGAGGTGAGATAACTTCTAAAGAGTTTAGAAAAATACGTGATGAAAAAATTCCACGAACTGTTTTTGAAGAAGTTCCAGAAGAGACTAGTGATTTATTAATGTATAAAGCATTAGACGAAGGTAAAAAAGATAAAATAATAGGATTAACTAAAAATATTTATCAAGACCAACCTGTTGGTTTGCGTTTAGATATACCTGCTTATAAAAAACATAGAGTTTTTGTACCTACTGTTCATGAACCTTCAGGTAAAACAATAGGACATATTCCAGCAGCATATTTAAAAGGAACTTTAAATAAAGATGGAACAAGAAATTTAGTTCAATTAAAACCTTCTTCAAAAAAATCTATAAAGACAGCATCAGAAAAAATAAGTAAAAAAACTGGTGAGATATCTCATGGAGAAAAATCACCTTATGCTACAATAGATGGAGCTATTCAAGATGTAAAGCCTTCAAATGTTGTTGATTATGCTAAAAGAGTTAGAAATAGTGATGAATGGACAGAGATAGGTTTTAATCCTGATAGAGGTGGTTCTTTTTTTAATAAGAAAACAGGTCAACCAATTTTAGAAGCTGAAGAAATTGTTCAAGTAGGCGAGATGGTTTTAGCTAAAGGTGCTAGAAAACCAACCATAAGTCAATTAAAAAGTTTAGCTGTAGATACACCTAAAGGTAAAAGAATTTTTGCAAAAGCAGGGGGAATGATTGAAAAGAATACATATAATTATAACACACAAAGGACTATATAATGCCAACTGAAAAAAATCCATTTGATAAAGCACCAGAGTTAGAAGAAGAAGTTATAACTGAAGAAACGATTACTGATGAAGTTCTTCCTGATGAAAGTGTGGCAATGATGGAAGATGGGTCAGCAGTGGTTGACCTAATGGGTAATCCTGCTATTATGCCTGAAGAAGGTATGCCAGGAGGACACTATGATAATTTAGTTCCAACTCTTGATGAAGAACAACTACAAGAGATTGGTGCAGATGTTTATGAAAAGTATCAATCAGATAAAGAATCAAGACAAGAATGGGAAGAAACTTTCCAAAGAGGTTTTGATTTACTAGGACTAAAACTAAAAGAAACTTCAGAACCATTTGAAGGTGCATGTACTGCAGTTCATCCACTCTTAATAGAGTCAGCAGTGAAGTTTCAATCTAAAGCTTCTCAGGAATTATTTCCTGCAGGAGGACCAGTAATGGCTCAGATAATTGGAACTGAGACTGAACAAAAACAATTACAAGCATCTCGTGTAAAACAGTTTATGAATTATCAGCTAACTGATATGATGCCTGAATACTTTCATGAGTTTGAAAGAATGTTATTTCACTTACCAATTATTGGTTCAGCATTTAAAAAGATTTATTATGATGCATCATTAGATAGACCATGTTCAGAGTTTGTTCCTATTGACCAGTTCTATGTCTCTTATCATGCTTCAGATTTAATGAAGGCAGATAGATATACTCATGTTATACTACGTAATCCAAATGACTTAGCTAAAGAAATTGATGCAGGTGTGTACGAAGATTTAGATTTACCTGAAGCACAACCAATTGAGCAAACGTCAATGTCAATGAAAGTTGACGAGATTATGGGTACAGCTATACCTGCTGACTCTGACCCTCAGTACGTTTTATTAGAACAACATTGTTATTTAGATTTAGATGATAGTGGTATTGGTTTACCTTATATTGTAACAGTTGAAGAAAGTTCAAAAAAAGTTTTATCTATTAGAAGAAACTATAATGAAGATGACCCAACTAAACAAAAGAAAATGTTCTTTACACATTATAAATTTGTTCCAGGTTTTGGTTTCTATGGTTTAGGTCTAATACATTTCTTAGGTAATCTTACAATGACTGCAACTGCAGCTATGAGAAACTTAGTTGACTCAGGACAGTTTGCAACATTACCTGCAGGATTTAAAGCTAAAGGAGTAAAAGTTGTAGGTGATAATGAGCCTCTATCTCCTGGTGAGTTTAGAGATGTAGAAGCTACAGGTGTAGATTTAGCTAGAGCAATTGTACCTCTTCCTTATAAAGAACCTTCTAATACTTTATATCAGATGTTAGGTTTTGTTGCAGGTGCAGGACAGAAGTTTGCTGACAGTACAGAACAAGTAATTAATGATTCAACTAACTATGGACCAGTAGGAACTACTATGGCATTGTTAGAAGCTTCAAGTAAATTTTTTAGTGCTATACATAAACGATTACATTATTCGCAAAAAGAAGAATTTAAAATATTAGCAAGAATAAACTTTGAGTCATTACCTGACTCATATCCTTATGAGGTTCCTGGTGCAAGTCCAACCATATTAAAAATGGACTTTGATGGTAAGATAGATGTCATTCCTGTAAGTGACCCTAACATACCTTCAAGTGCTCATAGATTAATGCTTTCACAGTTGGCTCTTCAGTTAGCCAGTCAAGCACCACCAGGAACTTATAATATACAGGCATTGCATAGAACAATATTACAAGCTGCAAATATGCCTAACTT